TCATCGCTCAGGCGGTTAATGGCGTTGTCTCGGCTTTCAATACCGGCGGACAGCGTGCCGATAATGCGCTGCGCCTGGTCGGCTTGATCATGCAGGCCACCGATACGCCAGGTTTGCAGCCCCGCCAGCGCGCAGGCTGCCAGCAGTAACACAATTAAAATACGCATCAGACACCCCGCAGGCAGTAGGCCAGCTCATTCGCGCGGCGGCGTTCCAGGCCGGTGACGCGGACACCGTTCACAAACACCCAGCGCGGCAGCTGTTCGCAGGCGTCACGCCATCGACTTTTGTTGATGAAGAACGCTAACGTTGATTTGCAGGCCGCCGTCACGCCGACGTTGAACGCAAACGACACCACGGCGTCATACACCGGTTGTGGCATGGTGATCGCCATACATCGGGCAATGCCTTTCTCCACCCGCATCACGTCTTCCACCAGGTTAACGGCGGCCTGTCGTTCGCTGATATGCGTTTGCGGTTTCACGCCCGCCGTGTGCCCGATGCCGTTTGTCCAGACGCCCGCGTTGCATTGGTACGACGACAGTCGGCAGCCTTCGAAATCAGCGATAAGTGCCAGACCTGCGGCGGAGGTTTTCAACGTCGGCGTTTGCGGCAGCAGCGCGGCAATCGCAAGTACTGCGGCGACGGCGCAGCGTCTAACGATTGATGGCTGCATTAATGTCCCCTCTGATGCCCATTGCTTTCAGCAGGCGGTAGGTTTTGCGCCGGTAGTACCAGTTCACCAGGAAGGTCGCCACGCCGACGGCGGCACCGACCAGAAAGGCGATATCCTGCGGTGACATTGCGCCGAGCCAGGCAAGAAAGGCCGCGACGCAGTAACAGATAAACGAGGTGATGCGCTCCATGGTCATCAGTCCCAAAGTGAGACGGTTTCACTGACTGCGGCCTGGGTAATATCCGGCAGCTCCACCGCGTAGCCATGGGGCAGAATTGCCCCCTGTGCGGCTAAGCCAACGTTAGCCGCGTAAACCTGCTCCATCACCGACTCGGTGCGCCCGTAGTATCGCCAGCAGAGCGAATCTACGGTGTCACCTTGTTCGGCATAGACTTTCATCAGAGCAGACCAATTACACAGTGCGACACGCCAGCGACATCGCTGATCGCATTGCGACCATCACGCCACAGTTCATCAACCGTGCTTTCGACAATCTCTGCCTTTTACTTGCCGGCATCGGTGGTATCACTGTTCGGATATCGTTCCGCCAGAATGGCAGCTGTGATGGATGAAACCGCCCGCAGGTAGGCGCAGACTTTGATACTTTCGTCATCAATCTGATCAGCCGGGACATCAGCGAGAGTTTTGTATCCCTGAGCCAGTTGTGCGACGCGGTAGCTGTAAAGCTCGGCATTCACTTCGGTCAGAGCGTACTTAATGACGGCGCGCAGACGTTTGGTGGTCACCGTTCCTTCCAGGCGCAGCGTGTCGCGTAACTCCACCGGACTGATATCCGGCCAGAAGTGCGTGTTTTTGATCGCGGGTTCCGTCGCGGCGTCCGGCTTTGGTGCAGGTACAACAAGAGACATAGTGACCTCTGAATAGGGGACGGTGGACGCCAGCGTTGAATGAGGTCACAGACCTGTCGCGGCTGGCGTGCCGTCCGGCGCGGGGCGCGTTCTGTTTAGCTGCTGGCAGCCTTTTTGATGGCTGATTCCAACCGCTCAATATCCTTTTTAACGCCGCAGTTGCTGTTCAGCTGGAAGGCGCGTTTCAGGTGTTGCAGGGCAAGCGGCAGTTTCACCGCATCGCGATACAGGTAGCCGGTAATTTTGTGCAGCTTGGCGCGTACCTGATCCGGCATGTCCTGGCTTTCCGTCAATTCCATCGTGGTCATGAGTACATCGAGACTGACCGGCTCACCGGCAGCATGAGCGCGGGTGCTCATGTCGGCGATTTCCTCCGCCAGTGCATAACCGGCAGGGCGTTTGCCGAACGGCATCGCCAGCTTGTAATGCAGCGCATAGCGGGCGATTTCCAGCGCACCGGCGTAGTCACCGGCATCAATCCGCCAGATCATGATGGTCATCAGAATGGCGTCCTGAGCGCCTTTACCCTCAGCGAGAACGCCCGCCACCCACGGCGCATATTCGGGCAGCATCTTGCGTTTGAGTTCTGCCTTTTTCTCAGCAGAATAGGCTTTCTTCAGGGCTTTCTGATCAGCATTAAGCTTTTGCAGCAGCAGTTCATAGCCTGTGGCATGACGCAGCAGGTTGGTATCCTGCTGCGCGGCTTCGATAGCTGACTGCCGCAACAAATGACGTCGGGCAGGGCTGGTCATGGCTTACTCCTGAGCTGCCGGTGCAGTGGTACCGGATGCAGTTTTGATGGCATCAACGATCGCCGAGGTAAATTTACTGAGATCAGCTTTTTCAGCTGTGTCGTCCTCTCCTGCGGTCACTTCGATGTTCTCGATCAGACAGCCGCAGCCGTAATCTTCCACCACATAATCCTCGTTAATGGATTCGTAGTTTTCGATGCGGTCACGCTTTGGTACTTCCTCAACGTGGCGGCGGTGCGTGCCGTCCTGCCAGTAAATGGACAGGTTATCCAGGCGAGTGATCAGCATGGCATTGGCAGGGAAGCCGGGCACACGAACGGCGGGCAGATTGCCGATGCGTTTCTGGCTGACAATCAGGTCGGCGGCCATCGCCTCAGTGTTTGGCTGTTGTTTGTTGATCAGCGGGAAATACTTATCCGCGAGCAGCTTGCGGCCACAGATAACCACCAGTTCGGTGTCGTCCTGATAGATTGGGTCGATCAGTTCATTCACCGCATCAAAGACCAGCGCGTCGAGGTTTTTGTACTCACCTACGCCACCGACTTTCACCGCCTCATTGGTCACGGTACCGTCTTCGGCGACAATCATGCCCATCACTTTGGACGGGGCATTCAGGCGGTATTTTTGCAGCCAGCCCACGCCGACATCCTGCAACAGCGGATTCTGAACGCGGTTAGAAGTCGGTGCGCGGGAAACACCGTTAAAGCCGACCAGGATGCGATCCAGTGCCTGACGCTTGATAATGGCGTCACGCAAACGGGTCTGAAAATCGTTGTAGCGCGCCCACAAGTCCAGCTTGCTGTACATCCAGTGGAAGTCGTAGTTGGTTTTGGTGCAGTGATAGCCTTCCTGATCCAGCTTGGTGAAATCAGCCGTTTCACGCTCGTCACCGGCGTCAGTGTTGGTGGTACTGGCAATCGTACCGGTCACGCCGACGCCAACTTTCGCGCCCATCATTTCGTCCACCGGAATGATGTTAATACGGGTCAGGAACTCTGAGGACTCCTGCAATCGGGTCATCAGCGTCTGCGTGACGGACGGCTCGACGTTAAATTTCTTGTCCAGCGTACCGACGTCAACATTGTTGAGTTTGGCTAGCTGGGAGAGGAACGCATTAAATTTAAAGCGCGTTTCTTTTTTCATGAGGTGTTTCCTGAGAGTGAGTTAAAGGTGTCGGATCAGCAGTCGGTGACCGTCTCGTCTACGCCTGCGCCGCCGGTTGCGTGCGGACGTTGGCCGAATTTCTGCGCTGGTGTCTGCGCTAACTTGCCTTTCAATTCAGTGAGGGCGTCATGTTCGGCAGCGGTGGATTTTTCCAGGGTATCGACGCGGCTCAGCAGGTCGGTCAGGCTGGTTTCATGCTTATCCAGTCCGGTCTGAGCGTATTGAGCGACCTCGCTGACGGCTTCGTGAACATCGGCCAGGCGGGCATCGTCGGACGCCTGTTTACGTGAAAGCTTTTGTTTCACCAGGGCAAAAAGAGAAGGGGCAGTTTCCGGCGCATCTTCAAACTCAATCAGTGCTTCGGTGGCAACCGTGAAGAGGCTGTCCGGATCGGTTTTACGACCGGCGAGCGGGTTCTGTTTGGCTTTGCGGCTAAACTCCAGCATTTCAGTGCCGAGGCTTGCGGGGTCGTCGGTGACGGCCAGACCGACCAGGTAGGATTTATTGGAATTGGCAAAGTTGCGTTTGATCTCCATCGAGGTGTAAACCTTCTGCCCGTCGCCGACCATCTGCGTTAAATCCGCGGTCGGGCTGATCATCGCGTACAGCGCCCATTTGTCATGCAGCAGCGGTTCAGCCGCGTCATCAATTTGTTCGGCTTTAAGCTGGATCACGTCGCCATAACGGCGGAAATCACTGGTCGGTAAGATGCCTTTGATATGTTCCAGATTGACGCGGGCGCCATAGGCTTTCGCGCTGTACGTCTCCGCCATTTGCTTGATGTCGTTAGCATCAATTTCGCGGCCGTCGCAGGTGTCGCCTTCGACCCCGATGCGGAACCATTTCGATACTTTCTTTGCCATGTAACTGACTCCGGTGATGAGTGTTGAGAACAGGAGTTAGTTTCCAGACAGTCACCGCAGGCCGCCAGCCGATGCGGGTTGTTGCCCGATGGCACAACGTGGGCAGCGCGAAAAACGGTTGTCTGGCCGGTAACGTGGCAGCATGAATATTTCAAACTCCACTATCATCAGCGACCCGCGCCGACAGGCGGCACTGCTTTACTGGCAGGGTTTTTCTGTGCGTCAAATCGGGGAGATGCTGAGCCAAAAAACGCCGACTGTGCAGAGCTGGAAAACTCGCGATCAGTGGGAGGCCATTGCGCCCATTTCCCGCGTGGAAACCAGCATGGAAGCGAGGCTGATCCAGCTCGTTATGAAAGATGTGAAGGAGGGGAAGGACTACAAAGAGATCGACCTGTTAGGCCGACAGATTGAACGCCTGGCACGGGTAAACCGCTATAACCATACCGGCAGCGAGGCTGATTTAAACCCGAACGTCGCTAACCGCAACAAGGGCGAACGAAAGGCACCCGATAAGAATGTTTTCAGTGATGAGGCCATCGAAAAGCTCGGCGATATCTTTGTCGAGACATCGTTCGAGTATCAGCGTGGCTGGCATCATGCCGGACTTCAGTACCGTATCCGCAACATCCTCAAGTCCCGCCAGATTGGTGCAACATTCTACTTTGCCCGGGAGGCGCTGATTGATGCGCTGACCACCGGTCGTAATCAGATTTTTCTGTCGGCCAGTAAGGCGCAGGCGCACGTCTTTAAGAACTACATCATCGACTTTGCGAGACAGGTGGATGTCGATTTAAAAGGCGATCCGATTGTGTTGCCGAACGGCGCACGGCTGATTTTCCTAGGTACCAACGTTCGCACCGCGCAGAGCTATACCGGCAATCTTTACCTGGATGAATACTTCTGGATCCCCAAGTTTCAGGAGCTGCGCAAAGTGGCTTCCGGTATGTCGCTGCATAAGAAGTGGCGAAGCACCTATTTCTCTACGCCGTCCAGCCTGGCACATAGCGCCTATCCGTTCTGGTCGGGTGAACTGTTCAACAAAGGACGACGCAATAAAGCCGACAGGATTGACCTGGATCTTACGCATGCGCACCTGTCAAAGGGCGTGCTGTGCGATGACGGTCAGTGGCGGCAGATTGTGACGGTGGAAGACGCGCTGTCAGGAGGCTGTAACCTGTTCGACCTGGAACAGCTGCAACTGGAATACAGTCCCGCAGAATATGAAAACCTGCTGATGTGTGAGTTCGTGGACGATCAGGCGTCGGTGTTCCCGTTCGCCGAGTTGCAGGGCTGCATGGTGG